TTCAGCAGTTGAGTATAATGTCACTGTAGGGACTAACTTCACAACAACTGGTGGAGATTTGAGACAGGCAACTTTGATTGCTGCAAACAATCCATCAGGACAGCAAGCATCTGCTCAAGTTGCATTTAATCCAACCACTGCAAGAAGATCTTATATTGCACAGAATATTGATTCTAACGATAGTAATATTTTTGCTGTTATTGTGACCAACCTAGATACTAATACAACAACGGATGTGTTTAATACTATTCAATGGCGAGAAACTAGATAGGTAATTTTTTATGAGTGAAGTTTATCTTGGTAATCCTAATCTAAAAAGAGCAAATACACAAATAGAATTCACTGAGGATCAAATCATTGAGTTCCTCAAGTGTAAAGAAGATCCAGTATATTTTGCAAAAAATTATATAAAAATTGTCTCTCTTGATCATGGACTTGTTCCATTTGATATGTACCCCTTTCAAGAGAAACTTATTGAAAACTTCCACAAGAACAGATTTAATATCTGTAAGATGCCCAGACAGACAGGTAAGTCAACAACTTGCGTGTCCTATCTCTTACACTATGCAGTATTCAATGACAACGTAAATATTGCTATTCTTGCCAACAAGGCGTCAACGGCAAGAGATCTTCTTGGTAGGTTACAACTTGCCTACGAAAACTTGCCAAAGTGGATGCAGCAAGGTATTATATCATGGAACAAAGGTAGTCTAGAATTAGAAAATGGCTCCAAAATTTCGTCTAACTCTACTTCGTCATCTGCTGTCCGAGGCGGATCCTATAATGTCATCTTTCTTGACGAGTTCGCGTTCATCCCGAATCACATTGCTGATGACTTCTTTGCCTCTGTTTATCCTACTATTTCTTCTGGACAGAGCACAAAAGTAATTATCGTCTCCACACCTCGCGGTATGAATCATTTCTACCGCATGTGGCATGATGCGGAAAGAAATAAAAATGAATATGTACCTACAGACGTTCACTGGTCAGAAGTTCCAGGTAGAGATGATGCCTGGAAAGAACAGACTATTGCAAACACTTCGGAAGCACAATTCAAAGTTGAGTTTGAGTGTGAGTTCTTAGGATCTGTTAATACCCTTATCAATCCAGCAAAACTTAGAAATCTTGTATATGAAAGTCCTATACAAAAAAATGCCGGACTTGACATTTATGAGCACCCAAAAGAGGACCACAACTATTTGATGACAGTTGACGTTGCCCGTGGTATGGGTAATGACTACTCAGCATTCATTGTGTTTGATATCACCGAGTTTCCATACAAGGTGGTGGCAAAATATAGAAACAATGAAATTAAACCCATGTTGTTTCCAAGCGTAATCTATGAAGTTGCAAAAGGATATAATGGTGCTTGGTTACTTGTAGAAGTTAATGATATTGGCGATCAAGTTGCAAACATACTTCACTTTGACTTGGAGTATGATAACGTTCTCATGTGTGCAATGAGAGGACGTGCAGGTCAAATCGTAGGAACTGGTTTTAGTGGTAAGAAATCCCAACTTGGAGTTAGGATGACTCAAGCAGTGAAAAAGTTGGGATGTTCAAACTTAAAAACTCTGATGGAGGATGATAAGTTACTGACTGTAGATTATGAGATTATATCGGAACTTACAACATTTGCCCAAAGGCACAATTCATTTGAAGCAGAAGAGGGTTGCAATGATGACTTGGCAATGTGTCTTGTTATATTCTCTTGGTTAGTCGCTCAGGATTACTTTAAAGAAATGACGGATAATGATGTCCGCAAAAGAATCTATGAAGAGCAAAAAAATCAAATTGAACAAGATATGGCACCATTTGGTTTCATTCTTGATGGTTTGGATGAAAGTAGTTTCGTCGATCAAGATGGAGACCGCTGGCATCTTGATGAATATGGTGATCGTTCCTACATGTGGGATTATCGATAATGGATTTAGACGACAACATAGATTTAGAACATTTACTATTTTCTGATAGAAGATGTAGAACTTGTGGAGTCGTCAAAAACTTATTAGAAGACTACTACCTAATAAGAAAAAGAAGAGTTACTCTCCCATCTTCATATTCTTATGAGTGCAAAGAATGTACGATAAAAAGAGTTGTTGCTAGTAGGATGATTTCTAGGGTTCTTGATAAGTGGGAATATCCTGACTGGTAAGTATGTTCATGCATTGTTTTCCCATTGAAAATGCCCCTTTTCCTAAATAATTTCAGAAATATTCTGGAATAGGAGAACAGAAAGATGCCACTCAATTTAGCATCTCCTGGAATTGTAGTTAGAGAAGTTGATCTAACTGTCGGCAGAGTTGATGCAACGTCAGCTGCTGTTGGTGCAATAGTAGCACCTTTCGTTCAGGGTCCCGTTGATTCACCAGTTTTAGTCGAAAGTGAGTCAGACCTCCTGAAGACCTTTGGTGAACCATATGAAACAGATAAGCACTATGAGCATTGGCTCGTTGCTTCATCGTACCTTGCATACGGCGGAAATCTGCAAGTTGTAAGAGCAGATGACGACCAGTTAACCAACGCTTTCGTTGGTGCGGCAAGCAGCATTAAGGTTAAGAGTGAAGAGCATTATGAGCAACTGGGATACGATAATAACACAATTACCGATGTAACTTTTGCAGCAAGAAACCCAGGTTCTTGGGCAAATGGAATTAGAGTTGCTACGATCGATGGATTGGCAGACCAAATCCTTGGTGGTATCTCAACGTCAACAACATCTGGTATCACCTCAGTAAGAGCAGGCATGGGTGTTACCCAGTCCTTCTCAGCAACACTTCCAGGTTCTGGTTCAACCAGCACTCTGGACGGTTACCTGAAAGGTGTTGTAACAGAAGAACTGAGCAGTGGCAATGTTTCTGTCAAAGTTCTTTCGCACGTTTCATCTGCTGGAACAGAAACATCGGTAGATTACCAATCCTCAGGTATTTACAGATTTGGCGCTTCAGGTTCACTGTTCTTCCATCCACTCGACGGAAGCACAACTGCCCTTGGTTCAACCACATTCACTTCACGTCAAGATTGGTTCGATCAGCAGACTTTAACACTCACTAGTGTTGGTTCGACGATCTCCTGGAATACTATTGTTGATAGACCAGGAACTTCACAGTATGCTGCTGATAGAAATTCTAGATTTGACGAAATCCACGTTCTTGTTATTGATGGAAAAGGTGAAGTAACAGGAAATGCTGGGACGATCTTAGAGAAGCACGTAAGTCTGTCTAAGGCGAAGGATGCTGAGTTCTCACTCGGAAGCACCGCATACTGGAGAAAGTATCTTTATAATACATCCGATTATGTATTTGGAGGATCACAACCTGCAGGAATCACTACAACTGGTTTCAGTGCAAGCTTCACACTCCAGTCGGATCAAGGATGGGATCAGAATGCTGAAGGAATTATCTTTGGTGCTTCTGGATCAAACACCTACAATTTAGGTGGAGGTAAGAACTATGATGACGGAACCGATCTCACATCTTCTGGAGCACTGAGTTCAACACTCGGTAAAATCTCTAGTGGATACGCTCTGTTTGAAAACAGTGAGCAATATGAGGTTGATTTCCTCCTGATGGGATCGGGAAATTATACTCAGTCACAAGCACAGGCACTTGCAAACAAACTGATCTCTGTTGCCGAACTGAGAAAGGATGCTGTTGCATTCATTTCACCAAATAGAGGATCTTTCCTCTCCGATGGAACTGTTGGAACGGTAACCGTCTATGATGATTCTCAAATCACCGATAACGTCCTTTCGTTCTACGCACCTATAACCTCATCAACCTATGCGGTGTTTGATAGCGGTTATAAGTACATGTATGATAGATTCAGTGACACCTTCCGTTATGTTCCACTGAACGGTGACATTGCTGGAACATGTGCAAGAAATGACATTAACCAGTTCCCATGGTTCTCACCTGCTGGAACTGCAAGAGGAACTATCCTCAATGCAGTCAAACTTGCATACAACCCAAGCAAGGTTCAAAGAGATAAGTTGTATTCCAGCAGAATCAACCCTGTTATCTTCTCGCCTGGAGATGGAATCATCCTCTTCGGTGATAAGACTGGATTTGCTAAGGCATCAGCATTCGACAGAATTAACGTTCGTCGCCTGTTCATCTACCTTGAAGATGCAATTTCTGCTGCTGCTAAGGATCAACTGTTTGAGTTCAACGATGAGATCACAAGAACCAACTTTGTAAATATCG